GTTATATAATGATAAGAACGAGCATGTAATTGTTAATATTTCTCCGTCAGTTGGTGCTGCTACAACATTATCCTTTCATCTACCAAAAGAATCGGTCGAGTTTGTAGCAAAATTGCCTACAGATGTTATTTGGACTGATGCTTCATCTATTAAAGCAAATAAAGTAGCGTTCACGAATTAAAATGAAACTCATCACAGAAGAAGTCTCACAAGTTAAATTCATTACCGAAGGTAAGGGTTCAGAAAAGAAAATGTATATTGAAGGAGTTTTTCTTCAAGGTGATATCTGTAACCGTAACGGAAGAATGTATCCTATGCAAACTCTTGCCCGCGAGGTCAAGAGATATAATGAAGCATTTGTTGCAAAGGGTCGTGCTCTTGGAGAACTAGGTCATCCTGATGGTCCAACTGTCAATCTAGACCGCGTTTCTCACAAGATCGTTTCTCTTGAGCAAAAAGGAACAAACTTTATTGGCAAGGCACAACTCCTAGAAACTCCTATGGGTAAGATTGCCAAGTCCCTCATTGGTGAAGGTGTTTGTCTTGGCGTTTCTTCTCGTGGTGTCGGATCACTTCAAACAACTAATGAAGGTCATAAGATCGTCGGTGAAGATTTTATGCTTGCAACTGCAGCAGATATCGTAGCCGATCCTTCCGCTCCTGATGCATTTGTTCAAGGAATTATGGAAGGTAAAGAATGGGTCTGGGAAGGGGGAATACTCCGTGAAAGACTTGCGGAATCTACAAAGCGTAGAATTAATACACTAGTAGATGAAAGAAAACTTCAAGAACACAAAATTGAATTATTCCAAGATTTCCTAGCAAATCTTTAAATTATAAATAAATATAGATTATATGTACAATCTAAAACAAATGTCCGTTGGTAGCAATTTACAAGAAATGGAAAACGTAGTAACCAAAGGAGCAACTGCCGCAGAACCAATGCCAAAATTAACCACAGGCATTCCTGATGGTCAATCTGGTAGCTGGGAAGATTTAGGTGGTCCAACTCCTGAAAATTATACAAATGATCCCGAGGGTCCTGCAAAACTTAAGGAACCTGGAGCAACTCTTTCTCAAGTTAAAGATGTTGTTACCAAGGGCGCAAAATCTGCTGAGCCAATGAAAAAAATGGCTTCAGCGGTAAAGGAAGAAGAAGAATTAGATGATGATTCAGTTCTCGCTGAAGCAGAGCATACTGAAGAAGATGAGGATGAAACCGAAGAGGATGAAACTGATAACGGTACCAAATCAAAATCAGGTGATAAAAAGGATAAGAAAGATGAGATGAAGGAAGAGATCGAAGAATCTGAAGAATTTGTAGAGTCTTCTGAGGAAGAGTTTGACATTGAAGAAGATGTCAATGCACTTCTAGAAGGAGAGGAGCTTTCTGAGGAATTCCAAGAGAAAGCACGTATCATCTTCGAAGCAGCAATTAAATCAAAAGTTGCTGAAATTAAAGAGTCTCTCCAAGCTTCATATGAAGAAGCACTTTTAGAAGAGATTCAAGGTATTAAGGAATCTCTAGTTGATAGAGTTGACGCATACCTTGAGTATGTTGCTGACGAGTGGATTCAAGAGAATGCACTTGCAGTTGAGCACGGTCTTAAGACCGAAATGACCGAATCATTCCTCCAAGGAATGAGAAGTCTTTTTGAAGATCATTATGTAACAATCCCTGAAGAGAAATATAATGTTATCGAGAGTATGGTAGATAAACTTGATGAAATGGAAGGAAAACTCAACGAGCAAATCGAAAAGAACGTTGCTCTTAATAGAAGATTAGCAGAATCAGTTGCTGATGTAATTTTTACAGATGTTACTGAAGGACTTGCTCTTTCCCAGAAAGACAAGCTCGCTTCTCTTGCAGAAAATGTTGAGTTTGATAGTGAGGAAAGCTATCGTGAGAAACTAGTAACTTTGAGGGAATCATATTTCCCAACCAAAACATCTAGTACTCAAAGAGATGTTACTGAGAATCTCTCGGAAGAATCAAATTACTCACAGCAACCACAAGTAAGTGGTGTTATGGAGAGCTATCTTTCGGTTCTCAGTAGAGTTTCTAATAAGTGATTTTTAGATAATACAAATCAAACTAACTTTTTAACGAGGTAAAAACAAATGCAGATGTTCAACGCAGAATATTTGCAGGAGAAGTGGGCACCAATCCTTGACTATCAAGGACTCGATCCAATCAAAGATTCACATCGTAGATCGGTAACCGCTATCCTGCTAGAAAACCAAGAGAGAGAAATGCGTGAGGAGCGCGATTTCCTCTATGAAACTCCAAATATGAATACTCAGACTGGTGCCGGTGGTTACGGTGCTGGTTTCTCGGGTGGCGCTAATGGCGCTGGTCCCGTTGCTGGTTTTGACCCCGTTCTAATCTCATTGATTAGACGTTCAATGCCTAACCTAGTTGCATATGATCTCGCAGGCGTTCAACCAATGAACGGTCCTACGGGTCTTATCTTCGCAATGAGATCCCGTTATGGATCACAGTCCGGAACTGAAGCATTCTTCAATGAAGTAGATACTTCATGGTCTGGTCAGGATTCAGGATTCGATAACGAAACCGGTCTTTATGTCGAAGGTTCTGACGGTGCTTCAGTTGGTCTTGGAACCACTGCACGTCAGGCAGGTTCAAACCCAGGTCTCCTAAGCCCAGATTCGAGTGCTACTCAGGCAGCATACACGACTGGTCAGGGTATGAGAACTGACGACTCAGAAGCACTTGGTGCTGATGGTGGCGATCAGTTCAACCAAATGGCATTCTCAATCGAGAAGGTTACCGTAACTGCAAAGTCACGCGCTCTCAAGGCTGAGTACTCATTAGAACTCGCACAAGACCTTAAGGCAATCCACGGTCTGAATGCTGAAGCGGAACTCGCAAACATTCTCTCAACTGAGATTCTTGCTGAGATCAACCGTGAAGTTATTCGTACCATCTATAAAGTTGCAAAATCAGGTGCTCAGCACAACGTTGCAACCGCTGGTAGATTTGACCTCGACGTTGACTCAAACGGTCGTTGGTCGGTTGAGAAGTTCAAGGGTCTTATCTTCCAAATCGAGCGCGATGCAAACGCAATCGCAACTGAAACTCGTAGAGGAAAGGGTAACATGATCCTTTGCTCGGCTGATGTTGCTTCGGCACTCACCATGGCAGGCGTTCTTGATTACACCCCTGCACTTAATGCTAACCTTCAAGTTGATGATTCCGGCAACACCTTTGCTGGGGTTCTTCAAGGTAAGTATCGCGTATACATCGACCCATATTCGGGTGGTTCTAACCCCAATGCTGGTGGCGGTCAGTATTACGTTGTTGGTTATAAGGGTTCTTCACCTTATGACGCAGGTCTCTTCTACTGCCCATATGTTCCCCTCCAAATGGTTCGTGCCGTTGGTGAGAACAGCTTCCAGCCCAAGATCGGCTTCAAGACCCGTTATGGTCTTGTTGCTAACCCCTTCGCAGAAGGAACCGATCAGGGTCTTGGTCGCCTCAGAGTCAACAGCAACCGCTACTACAGAAGAGTACAAGTTGCCAACCTTATGTGAGTCTTATCACATATCTTACTGGAGGGTCTTCGGACCCTCTTTTTTTATCTAAATAAAAATAAAATGCTATGACTTCAGTTTTCGATAAGCAAATTCAAAATAGAAATTACTTATCACCAATAGGATTCAAATTTACTTTAGCAAAAGAACCTAAAGTAGTTTTCTTTTGTAATTCTGCAAGAATTCCAGAAATAACTCTAGGAGTTGCAAATCAACCATCATATTTAAAGGATTTAGACGTACCTGGCGATAAAATTGTTTATGGGGATCTAACCCTTAGATTTCTTGTTGATGAAAATATGGAAAATTATGTTACAATTCATAATTGGATTACTGGATTAGGATATCCAGAAACAACAGAGCAATATAGAAAACTTATAGAAACTGATGCTGGTCAAGATCCTAAAAAAGCATTCAGCGACGGAACTTTAAGAATTTTAAATAGTAACTATCGTGATGTTGCATTGATCAAATTTAAAGATTTATTCCCGACCTCATTATCATCATTAGAATTTGAGGCTGGTGATACGGATTATAACTTCTTTACAGCAGAGGCAACTTTCAAGTATACTGTGTATAATATCTTAGACAAAAACAACAAACCTCTATGAACCTTGATGAAATACAGGAGATGTGGCAGAGAGATTCTGTTATGGATCCTGACAATTTGCACGATGAATCTTTAAGAATTCCACAACTTCATTCAAAATATTATACTCTTTACAATACAATCACTCTTCTTCGTGAAAAGGCAAGAGAAACTTATAATAAGGTTAAGTTAGAACGTTACAACTACTACACAGGAAAGGCACCAGCAGAGGTCTACATTGAAGAACCATTTCCGTATAAGGTAAGAGAGAAAGACGCCATACAGAGGTATATGGATGCTGATGAGAGATTATCCAAGATCGATTTGAAAATTAGATATTATGATATTATGTTGAAATTTTTGGAGGAGATTATTAAGACAATTTCTAACAGAACCTATCAAATCAAAAATGCAATTGAATGGCATCGTTTTCAATCTGGATTCAATTGAGGCAGAAATGCCTCTTTTTTATTGCAAATAAATACATATAACTGATATTTTATGAATGTCTCATTTGGTTATATCAAAAAAGAATGAGGTATATTTGCACATTCAGGCAGAACCTCACGTATATTATGAACTGGCAGACCAATTTACATTTGATGTTCCAAATGCAAAGTTTGCTCCGGCATATCGTAATAAGTATTGGGACGGAAAAATTCGCCTTTTCTCTACACAAACGGGCGAAATCTATGTCGGCCTTTTAGATAGAATTATAAGATTCTGTGAGAATCACGAATACACTTACGAATTTAAAGATAACAAATTTTATGGTCTTCCTTTCGAAGTGAATGAAAGAATTTCAAAAGAAGGTGTTAAAGATTACGTTACTGGAATTAGTAGACATTCCCCACGCGATTATCAAATCGAGGGAGTATACGACGCTTTGCGACATAATCGAAAGTTATTGATATCTCCAACTGCCTCTGGAAAGTCTCTAATGATATATTCTCTTGTGAGATATTATGTTGAGAGGCAACAAAATATTCTTGTAGTTGTTCCAACGACTTCCCTTGTAGAACAAATGTATAAAGATTTTGCAGATTATGGATGGGATGTTGGTTCATATTGTCACAAAATCTATGCAGGAAAAGAGAGAGAAACTGATTCTCAAGTGATTATCACTACTTGGCAGTCCATCTACAAACTTCCCAAGCAATATTTTTCTAGATTTAATGTTGTTGTAGGAGATGAAGCTCATCAATTTAAATCTAAATCATTAATATCTATAATGACTAAA